ACCAATGTAAACGCATATGCCGAAGAATTCTAATGTAGCTACATGACCCCGAAAGGGGTCTTTTTTTATCTAAATATCTAAAAAGTATTATAACAATGACCCAGGCAAATTGGTTAGAAAATAAGATTGATAATCTTAACTACCTGGCACCACAAGGTTTTAAATTATCAATTGAAAAATTTCCTAAGGTAGCATATCTTTGTCAATCAGCAAACATTCCTGGTGTAAGAATTCCTGACATCAGTGTTGCTACTCCTTTTAGAGATATTCCTATTGCTGGAACTGAGACAGAATACGAAGATCTTACCGTAAGATTTTTGATTGATGAGAACATGGAAAACTATGTCTCAATTCATAAATGGATTGTGAAGACTGGTCTTGCAGAAAGATATGACACTGACAAAGATCCTGAAGAGGGATGGGTTTCATTAGAAATTTTAAACAGTAACTTTAATTCTAATATTCAGATTGAGTTTGAAAATGCATGGCCTACTGCATTAACACCAGTAGCATTTGATGCTACTGAAACGGGAGTTCAATACCTCACCGCAACTGCCACCTTTAAATACAGCATATATAGAATTAAGTATAATGGAGAAGTGATTAGTTAATGACATTTGAAGAGATTCAGGCGATGTGGGAACAGGACTCAAAGATTGATCCTGTTGAACTTGATACCGCTGCACTTAGCATTCCCACACTACATTCAAAATATTTAAAAATCTTTTCTGACTACAAATTTAAAAAGAAACTAGCAGTACTAGATCTTAAACAACTTAACAGACGCAAGTTTGAATACTATGCGGGACGAGGATCCGTAGAAGATTATAAAGAAGAACCTTTTGATCTCAAGGTTCTTAAATCAGATCTGCCAATGTATATTGAGTCTGATTCTCAGGTCAAAGAACTGCAGATGAAGATTGATATGTATGACATCATCATTGAATACCTGGAAAGTGTAATCAGGATGATCAACAATCGCTCATACCAGATCAAGAATGCGATTGAATGGAAATCATTTATTGAAGGAATTAAGTAATGTCAGACATTATCATTAGAAAGAAGAACGAAGTATACCTGCTAATTGATTGCGAACCACATATTAAATATGAACTCTCAGAGTATTTCACCTTTGAAGTACCCGATGCAAAGTTCATGCCACAATACAAGAAAAAGTATTGGGACGGTAAAATCAGATTGTTCTCCCCTGCTAATGGTGAACTGTATATCGGTCTGCTGCACTATCTGATTGAGTGGGCAGAGGAACGAGACTATACTTATTCCTATGAAGACAATGAGTTCTATGGCAAGGTTGTAGAGAAAGATCCTTACATTTTGCCAGCGACTGTAAAAGAATATCTGGACTACCTTACAGAAGGTACTCAGATTAAACCTAGAGACTATCAGTATAACGCAGTATATAAAGCACTGAAGAACTATAGAAAGATTATCTTGTCACCTACAGGGTCTGGCAAATCTTTCATGATCTATTCTCTGGTCAGATACTTCACTGCTGCACAACTTAAGACACTGATTATTGTTCCTAGTATCTCACTGGTGACACAGTTGTTTAAGGACTTCCAAGACTATGGTTGGAACGCAGAAGACTATTGCCACCAGATCTATCAAGGTGAAGCGAAAGTTTCTGATGCTCCTGTAGTCATCACGACATGGCAGTCAATCTACAAACTGCCCAAAAAGTATTTTGATTCTTACACTGCGGTGATCGGAGACGAGTGCCATACGTTTAAGGCAAAGTCTTTGACAAGTATTATGACGAAACTCCATGAAGCAAAATATCGCATCGGATTCACAGGTACACTGGACGGAACGAAAACTCATCGTCTGGTTCTTGAAGGTCTGTTCGGATTATCTGATAGGGTTACTAGTACTGCTGACCTTATGAAGCGTGATCAACTTACGCAACTCAAGATTAAGATTCTTACTCTCAGACATGAGTCGTGTAAGTTTGCGAACTATCAGGATGAAATGGAATACATTGTTACTCACAGCAAGCGTAATACATTCATCAAAAATCTGGTAAGTGATTTGAAAGGAAATACTTTAGTGCTATTCAACTATGTGGAGAAGCATGGTGAACCACTTTTCGATCTGATAAATAATACTATCGGTGATACCAAGAAGGTATTCTTTGTTCATGGTGGCGTAGCAGCATCAGAGCGAGAAGAAATTAGAAGATTAGCAGAGTTAAATGATAACTGCGTTATCATTGCTTCCTACGGAACCTTCTCTACAGGTATTAATATTAAAAATCTCCACAATATTATCTTTGCTTCACCTAGTAAGTCAAGGATTAGGAATCTCCAATCTATCGGTAGGGTCCTTCGCAAGGGAGATAATAAAGCTCAGGCAGTGCTATATGACATTGCTGATGATTTTTCTAGAGGGAGTTATATCAACTACACGCTTAATCACCTCAAAGAACGAATCAAAGTTTACAACGAAGAGCAATTTAATTATGAAATTATCCCAGTAAATATCAAAAAATGAACGATAAATTCTTCGGCACAATAAAATTAATGACTGGAGAAGAAATTGTTGGTTTAGTTGAAGTCCATGAACAGGGGTTACTAATACAGGACCCATTAATATTAGAGGACATGAGTGATTTACATGATCTATTAGGCGACAATATTAAAGTATCTGGATTAAGATTATCTAAATGGATTAAATCATCAACAGACAATATCTTCTTTATAACTGATGCTAAAATAGTAACAGTTAACGAACTATTAGAACCAGGACTAACTCATTATAAAAAAGCAGTTGTTCAGATTAATCAAACTGCTAAAGAAAAACTCTCCGAAATGAGTAGGAGAGCAAACAAGAAAAAATACAAAGGATACAGAGCATCTGTAGATCAAGCAAGAATCTTTTTTGAAGAACTTTTCGATAATTATTAAAGCTATTATTTCTCTTGAACCCTTACAGAGTTATTCTACAGATAGAATCCACTCTTGTCAAGCTTTTAATGTATGTTATAATGTAAGTACAATTATCCTAGGAAGATGAATCAAAATGAGATCCAAAAAGAAACCAGAGCATTATGTAGACAATAAAGAGTTTCTAGCAGCATTGTCTGAGTACAAAAAAAGTGTGCAAGATGCCTTGACAGAGGAAGCACCTCGTCCTAGAATACCTAATTATATCGGTGAGTGCTTCTTGAAGATCGCACAGCATCTATCCTACCGTCCTAACTTCATCAACTATCCTTTCCGTGAGGACATGATCAGTGATGGTATTGAAAACTGTGTTCAGTACATTGACAACTTTGATCCTGATCGTGGCAACCCATTTGCATACTTTACTCAGATCATCTACTATGCATTCCTGAGAAGAATCCAAAAGGAAAAGAAGCAACTGGAAATTAAGAGCAAAATTCTTGAACGTTCTGGATACGATGAAGTCCTTTACGCTGACAAGAATGAACTTAACTTCTCCTCCGCCGACTATAACAGTATCAAACAAAACATTGAGCAGAAAACTAGAAAATGAAAACTTGTATAAGATGTAATGTGAAAAAATCTATTTCATCTTTTGAAACTGATAAGAGAGGAACCAGAAATGTGTGTATCTCTTGCAGAAAACATCACAATGGTATTGCTCAAAAAGGTAGAAGGAAATGGTTATCCGAAGGTAAAAAAATTCCATCTAGTTGTCAGTTATGTGGAAAAGAAACCAGAGTAGTTTGGGATCATGATCACAGTACTGAAAAATTCAGGGGATGGTTATGCCATCAATGTAATCAAGGTATTGGATTTCTTGGTGATAATATATCTGGTCTTGAAAATGCAATTCGTTATTTAAAGGAGTGTGAATTAAAATGAAAATTGCCCTGATTACTGACACACATTATGGATTCAAAAAAGGCAATCAAGATTATCATGATTATTTCCTGAAGTTCTACAACGAAGTATTCTTCCCCACATTAAAGAAGAAGAAAATTAAGCACGTCATCCACCTGGGCGATGTGTTTGATATTCGTCGTAATATTGACTTTTGGAGTCTTGACTGGGCACGGAAGAATATCTTCAATCCTTTGCAGGACATGGGTGTTACAGTTGATATGATGGTCGGTAATCACGATTCATTTTATAAGAACACTCTGGAGATTAATTCTCTGGAGTGTTTGCTGCAGGAATATGATAACCTCCGTGTCTACACTGGACCTTCTGAGGTTACTGTTGGCGGTCGTAAGATGGTTTATCTTCCTTGGATCTGCGATCAGAATGAAGAACAAACAGTAAACCTCCTGAAGGGAACAGACTCTGAGGTTGTTCTTGGACACCTGGAGATGGAAGGATTCAAGACTAATCCTACCTACGTTGCTAATCATGGTAGGCAGACATCTGAGTTTGCTAAGTTTGAGTTGGTGATGTCAGGTCACTATCACACCAAAAGTAAGAAGGGTAACTTCCAGTATCTTGGCAATCCTTATCAAATGTATTGGAATGATTATGGCGATGAGCGTGGATTTCATATCTGGGACACGGAGACTCTGAAGTTAGACTGGATCAAGAATCCATATAAGATGTTCCATAAGATCTTTTATGATGATACTAAGAATGAGTATTGCACTCTAGACTTTGATGACTACAAGGATACGGTTGTCAAACTAGTTGTAGAAAATAAAACAGACTACACTATGTTTGATTACATTGTCAATGGTTTACAAGATGTTGTACTAGATCTTAAAATCATTGAAGATTTCTCTGCAGAGAATGATGAGGATGTTGATATGGAATTAGAACATGAAGACACTCTTACTATCTTGGAGAAGTATGTTGACGAACTTAATACCAATCTAGATAGTCATAAGTTAAAGGAGATCATGAAGTCCCTTTACGTCGAGGCACTGGAGGTGGTATAATGTTCATACTATGCCTAAATGGAAAGGAGAATGAAGGAGCGTATGCGATTCAGGACGCTGAAAATAACAGAACTCTTTTATTATTCTCTGAGGTTGAAGATGCTGAAAGATTTGCTGGTCTCCTTGAGGCAGATGACTTCCCACCAATGTCTACAGTTGAGGTTGATGCAGAAGCAATGATTGATATGTGCGAGAGCACAGGGTATAATTACACTATTGTAGAACCCGATGAACTAATGATCCCACCATCACATGATTACACATGATTATTTTTGAAACCATTCGTTATAAAAACTTTTTATCTAGTGGCAATAATTTTACAGAAATTAAACTTAATTCGCATGGTAACAATGTAATCATTGGCAAAAACGGTGCAGGTAAGAGTACAATCTTAGATGCTCTTACCTTCGTTCTGTTCAATAAACCTTTTCGTAAGATCAACAAACCTCAACTTGTCAATACTATCAATGGCAAAGATTGCTGTGTTGAGGTTGAGTTTTCTGTCGGGAAAAAATCTTATAAGATTATTCGTAGCATGAAACCTAATAAGTTTGAGGTTTATGTTGACGGTGAGATGATGAATCAAGATGCTGCAGTCGCAGATCAACAGAAGACCCTAGAGCAAACAATCCTCAAACTGAACTATAAGTCATTCACGCAGATTGTTGTTCTGGGATCTTCTACGTTTGTTCCATTTATGCAGTTGCCACTGGCATCACGTCGCGACATTATTGAAGATCTCCTTGATATTCAGGTGTTCTCTACGATGAACTCCAATCTTAAGGACCGAATGAAGCAGGTCAATGATGACATCCGTTTCAAAGACAAAGATCTTGAGTTGGTAAAGCATCGCATTGAGTCGCAGGAAGATCTGATTAGAGAACTTGAGACGCAGAGTGACAATCTGATCAAGCATAAGCGCGATAAGATTAGCAAGTTGTTATCCCAAAGTGAAGATATCACATCACAGAATCACAAAATCACAGAGTATATTGAAACTAGAAAGAGTGATTTATTTGACGGTGATAAACTCTCTAAAAAGTATGATAGTTTAAAAGAGTTTAAGATAAAGTTTAAGACAAAACTTTCTAACTTAAATAAAGAACTCTTATTTTATACTAACAATGACACTTGTCCTACATGTAAGCAAACATTAGACTCCGACTTCAAGCAAAGTAAGGTAAATAAAAATAAGAAGTCTATCTCAGAAACAGAAAAAGCATGGGGTGTTCTTGACGAACAAATTAGTGATGTAAAGACGCAAATCAATGAGTATAAAGAAATCTCTAATGATATCAGAGATAATTATTCTGCCATTGATAAGAACAATGGAATCATTAATCATATCAATCGTCAGATTAAAGATCTTGAGAATGAGATCGGGTCTATCATTGATAGTAAGAACAACTCTAGTAAAGAACAGGAGCAGTTAAGTGAACTACAAGAGCAAAAAGTAAAGCATGAGCAAGTATTGTTCTTGCACAAGGAGAACAAAGATTACTTTAATGTTGCTGCTAACCTGCTGAAGGACACTGGTATCAAGACCAGGATCATTAAACGATACCTGCCAGTGATGAACAAACTCATCAATCAGTACCTGCAGCAGATGGATTTCTTTGTGAACTTCACGTTGAGCGAGAGTTTTGAGGAAACCATTAAGTCTCGTTATCGGGATGATTTTAGTTACTCATCATTCTCTGAGGGTGAGAAGTCTCGCATTGACATCGCTCTTATGCTAACCTGGAGGTCAGTTGCAAAACTGAAGAACAGTGTTGACACCAACCTTCTTATCCTTGACGAGATCTTTGACAGTTCACTTGACAGCACGGGCACTGATGAGTTATCATATATCTTGAGAAACTTTACCAACGACCTCAATCTGTTTATTATCTCGCATCGAGAGCACATGGTCGAGAAGTTCGATCGTGTTCTCAAATTTGACAAAGTGAAAAATTTTAGTAAAATGGAGGAATTGACCAATGGCGACTGAGGGTAACGCAGACTTTGATCTAGACCTTTCTGGCATCCCGCAAATTAATTTGGATGCATCTCACTTCTGGAAGTATGAAGAAGATATCGTACTCAAAGAAGTTCGTGACTATTTGTCGGGAACATATCGCTCTCACTACACATCTCAAGAGTCTAAAACTCAGACTCTTGATCTGATTGAAAGCATCGGTGATGCAGAACCATTCTGCCGTTCTAATGCAATTAAATACCTTTCCCGATTCGGTAAGAAAGGTGGTAAGTCCAAGATGGACATTCTAAAAGCAATTCATTATTGCATTCTTCTTTGCCATTTCTCTGGCGTCCTTAACAACAAAAGTGATTATCCCCAATGAGTATGAAACTGTCTAATGATACAATTGAAATTCTGAAGAATTTCTCTCAGATTAATCAGTCTATTGCTGTAGAGGCAGGACATAAACTTCGCACTTTCTCTGTCGCAGAGAACATTCTTGCGGAAGCAAATGTCACTGAGGCATTCCCTCAAGACTTTGCCATCTATGACTTGAGTGAATTCCTCGGTAATATGTCATTGATGGTTGGTGCTGACATGCAGTTCGGTGCTGAGCATCATGTGAAAATCACTGACAGTCGTTCTTCCATGAAGTATTTCTTTGCTGACCCTAGTCTGATTAAGAAAGCACCAGAAGATAATCCTAAGATTCCTTCTGCTGATGTCAGTTTTACTTTGACTGAAGAAGACCGTGCTCGTTTGATTCGTATGGCAGCAGTCAACAATCTCCCTGATCTTTCTGTTGTTGGTGATGGTGAGATGATCTCTGTGGTTGTTCGCGACAAAGAGAACGACACTTCAAATACTTACTCTGTGAATGTCGGTGTTACTGACGATGAGTTTGTACTCAATATGAAGGTCGAGAACCTGAAGATCTTCAAAGGAGATTATAAGGTCACTATGTCAAAGCGCCTGATTAGTTGCTTCCAGCATGAGAAGATGCCTCTGACCTACTGGATTGCACTTGAACCCGATTCTAACTGAAACTTTTTTACATTATGAATGACCAGTATCTGTGGGTGGAGAAATACCGCCCTCGTAAGATTGACGATTGTATTCTGCCTGACAGTATCAAACGTGATCTTAAGCAACAGGTTGCTGCTGGTGAGTTGAATAACCTTCTGCTTGCTGGTCCTCCTGGTGTAGGTAAAACCACTGCCGCTAAGGCATTGTGCGAAGAACTAGGACTATCTTATATTGTTATTAATGGATCCGATGAAGGACGATTTCTGGACACGGTACGCAACACAGCAAAAAACTTTGCGACGACCGTCTCTCTTCAAGGCAGCAAGCACAAAGTCATCATCATTGATGAGGCAGATAACACAGGCAACGACGTACAACTCCTCCTACGGAGTTCTATTGAGGCATATCATAGCAACTGCCGATTCATCTTCACCTGTAATTACAAAAACAAAATCATTGACCCCATCCAATCACGATGCTCAGTCATTGATTTCGCATTCAAAGGAAAAGAAAAGGCAGCTATTGCGGGGCAATTTTTCAACCGTGTCAGGTCTATACTTGAGAGTGAAAATGTTGCGTATGATCCTAAGGTTGTTGCAGAACTGATTCAGAATCACTTCCCTGACTGGCGTCGTGTGCTGAATCAACTTCAGAAGTATGGTAATACTGGTAACATTGATACTGGTATTCTCACAGAGATTAGTGATATCAATCTTAAAGGTCTTACTGATGCTCTGAAGAAGAAAGAGTTTGGTACTGTTCGTAAGTGGGTAGTATCAAATCTGGATAATGATTTCAACATGGTTATCCATCGCATCTACGAAGCAATGTATGATGTTCTTGTTCCCTCTACTATCCCTATGGCAGTCCTGGTGATTGCTAAATACCAATATCAGGCGGCATTTGCTGCTGACCAGGAGATCAACCTTCTGGCATGTCTAACCGAAATTATGATGGAGTGTCAATTCAAATGAATGTAAAACTGATTCGTATGTCCTCTGGTGAGGATCTGATTACTGAAGTGGTAGGTAGCACTGACAGTACTATTACTGTAAAAAATGCTATCGTTGGTGTTCCATCGTCACAAGGAACTCTGACTTTTGTTGCGTGGTCTCCAATGCTCAGTAAGGATGTCAAAGAGATTGAAGTGCAATCTAAGTTTGTTGTTTATGTAACTGATCCTGATGAGCAGATCATTGATCAATACAAGCAAATGTATTCGCCTATTGCTACCCCCGAGAAGAAAAAACTTATTCTTTGATGCCAGTAAAGACTAATCCTCAGAACGTAAAGGAAGCACACGAAGCACTCTTCTATGCTTCCATGAATCTACCTACTGCAGCTGCTCATTGTGGTATGACAGTTAAACAATTGAAGTTAACCTTTTGGGAATACCTTAAATATCATGAACCAACCTTTGAACCAGAATGTTAGATCTTTCAATAACTATGATTATTATCATGGTAAACTTCCAGTAGATGATTTAAAAAAAATCAAGGAACTATGTCAAGTATCAAATTCAGGTGAAAGAGCTAACTCTCATTTAGCTGGATTTATTGAAAATGAATATGTGCTGAAAAAGGAATGCAGAGATTTAGTTCTGCCGCATATTTACAAAGGTGCTTGTTCTATGCTTGATAACCCATCAATGAGATGGAGGAATCTAAGTTCTTGGATAAATTATCAAAAAAAGTACGAAGTAAATCCTCTTCATAACCACACAGGAATGTTGAGTTATGTCATGTGGATTAATATTCCATATGATCTTGATGATGAATTGAATCTCGATCACATTAAAAATTCTACCTTAAGGCAAGATGCAACTGCCTTTACGTTTGTGTATATGGATGTTCATGGTACACTTCGTCAACAACCCTTCCAATTAACTAAAGAAGATGAAGGTGATTTTATTATTTTTCCTGCACAAGTACATCACATGGTGATGCCATTCTATACTTCTGATGGTTATAGAATATCTATTGCTGGAAATATTGCACCCCGAAATTGATTATGAAAGCATTGAAAACCCCCCTTCGTTATCCTGGTGGCAAGTCTCGCGCCACCAAGTATCTTCTCCCGAGATTTCCTGAGGAAATCAAAGAATATCGTGAGACATTTCTTGGTGGTGGTAGTGTTGCCATCGCATTTAGTAAAGCAAATCCAGATACTCCAGTTTGGGTTAATGATCTTTATGAACCTCTCTATAATTTCTGGAGAGTATTGCAAGATGATGGCGTTAAACTTCATCGCCGCTTGCAGGAACTTAAGTCTAGGTATCCTGATCAAGCATCTGCTAAAGGTTTATTTCTAGAAGCAAAGGAACTTGTAAATGACTATTCCATATCCAATCTATCTCGCGCTTGTGCTTTTTACATTATTAACAAGTGCTCTTTTTCTGGTCTCACTGAGTCCAGCTCCTTCTCCAGACAGGCGTCTGATAACAATTTCTCGATGTCTGGAATTGAGAAACTAAAAGGATATACTTACATCATTCGCAACTGGAAGATTACTAACTGGTCATATGAAGGACTTCTTACTGATGATAAGAGTACTTTCATCTATCATGATCCTCCATATGACATTAAAGATAACCTCTATGGCAAGAAGGGAGATCTTCATAAGCGGTTTGATCATGATCAGTTTGCTCTTGACTGCGACCGTTTCGTCGCTCGTCAAATGATCTCCTATAACTCCACTCAGATGGTCAAGGATCGCTTTAAAGATTGGTTGGCATGTACTTATGACCTCACTTATACTATGCGCTCCACAGGCGATTACATGAACGAACAGAAGGACCGTGCTGAATTACTGCTGACTAATTATGAATGAAGATAACATCCCATATGTTGAACTAGAACTTGACATTGAAGACTGTCGCCAGATTCTGACATCAGTAAAGTATCGTTTAGAGAACTGGCACTTTGAAGATGAAGATGAAAAGGCACAACTGAATGCCTTGAATGATTTCTTCTACCGCGTTATCCTTGAGTACAACTTTAAAATTGATGGCAAAGACTGAACTGAAGCACTGGTTGAATTCTATCAATCATGAGAAACAAAATATCATGAGTGATGAGAATAAAAATCAGTATCCTCCTTACATTATAAACCGCTGTCTCTCTGGTTTTATAGATACTATCATGGTGGCGAATGAAATGAATATCAATCACCATCTGTCTAAAAAACTACAATATGAATTTTTACTAAATATTGTCAGACCAAAACGGAGATTCTCTCCGTGGTTGAAGAAAGAAAAGATTGATGATCTGGACGCGGTGAAATCTTACTATGGATATAGTAACGAGAAAGCTAAGTCTGCTCTTAGTATTCTTTCTGATGCACAACTGAATTCTATTAAACAAAAATTGACTAAAGGCGGTAAACAATGACTACAGCGACTGACATTGAAGTAACCTGGGAACCCCATGATATGGTGGAAGTTACTTTGAGCGAACCTGATGATTTCCTTAAAGTCCGTGAAACGCTGACCAGAATCGGTGTTGCATCTCGCAAGGAAAAAAAACTGTATCAATCCTGCCACATTCTTCATAAGCAGGGACGATACTACATTGTCCACTTCAAAGAACTCTTTGCTCTTGATGGCAAGCGTGCTAACCTGACGTTGAATGATGTTCAGCGTCGTAACCGTATTACTCAACTCCTGGTTGATTGGGAGCTGATTGCTGTGGTTAAACCTGAGGTGATTGTAGATGTATCGCCTCTCAATCAGATTAAGGTTATTGCTTACAAGGAGAAGTCTGAATGGACACTGGAAGCAAAGTATAATATTGGCAAAAAGAAAGTAGTTACTGCCACATCTGAGGCATAAATAGTTTCGTGCTTTTCGTGCGGCACACTCTACAATCGGAACACCCGCGACCCCTTGACAGGGGTCTTTTTTTATGCTAGTTTTTAAATAAAATATATGAGTCATTATTATCTTTACTTAATACAATTTGAGGACGGTAGATTTTATATTGGTTCTCGTAAATCAAAAGTGCCTGCAGAGGAGGATGTAAATTACTGGGGATCTCCTGGTAAAACTACTAAACATCTTTGGGAGATGAGAAAAGAAAAACATATTCTCTTTGAGAGCACTGATATTTCTATTCAAGATTTGCGAGAGAAAGAATATAAAATGATTCAGGAGGGATGGAAAAAATTTGGCAAAGATAAGTGCATCAATAAAAATGCTGGTGGATTAAATAATCTTGATTTAGATGTGAGTAGAGAAACTGGCAAGAAATGTTACGAACAAAAAATAGGAATTTTTAGTTGGAGTCCTGAGAAATGGTCCAGTGAAATGAGAAAAAAATGGCATTCAAATGAAAATGCCAGAGGGTTTATGTCCTGGGATGAAGAAAGGGTAAAGGAGTTTAGAGAAGAACAACGAAAGAAACGATGTAAAACTTATGAGTTCTTTGATCCTGATGGAAATAAAGTTGTAGTTGACGACCTACCTACATTTTGCGAAAAGAATAATCTTTCACGTTCTTCTATGTGGCAAGTTGCCAGTGGAAGACAGGTACATCATCAGGGATGGAGCACAGTTGGTCCAGAAAAAGTAAAAGAATTTAAAGAAGAACCTTGGAAAAATAGAAACAAAAGCAAAGTAAAAAAAACTTATAGATATGATGATAAAGTATTCTATGATCCATCTGGAAAACAAATAGTTATAAATTGTTATTCCACATTTGCAAGAAAATACAATTTAAGTGGTGCTTGTCTGGGTTTAGTTTATAAAGGAGAACTGCTACAACACAAAGGATATAGTGTTTTACATCCAGATGAAGTAGCAAAGAAAAAGGAAGAGTTGAAACTACAGAATGCTAAAAGATGTTCAAAAACTGTTAGATTGAGAAATCCAGAAGGAAAAGTTGTTGAAATTACTAACCTTGTGGCATACTGCAAAGCACATGGATTAAATCCTGGTAACATGCACAATGTTCTCACTGGAAAGACAAAATCTTGTAAGGGTTGGACAAGAGTAGAAGAAACCGAATAAGGTTTTTTTGAAAGTATGCTATAAATATGTCGGATGCCTTCGGGGTCCACACAACGTCACTCGCTTATTTAAGGAGAACTACAGATGGTCAAGTACAACATCGCGGACATTGATGCGCTATTGAATGATGCGTCAAGGTTTGGTATTGGTATGGATGAATGGATTCGTAGGTTTGCCTCAGTTCATGAGTCAGATGCGAACTACCCACCTCATAATCTTGTTAAAGAATCTAGTATTGACTTTAGACTAGAACTAGCACTCGCTGGTTATAGCAAAGAAGATATTAAAGTTGAAACTGAATCTAATAAATTATTTGTACAGTGTACAAAACCTGGAGATTCAGATGCTGATCATGAGTATCTACAGAGAGGAATCGCACGCCGTGCATTTACTTGGAGTAGAACTATTGCTGATGATGTAGAAGTCCAAAGTGTTGATCTTACCAATGGTCTCCTTACGATTAGATTGAGGAGAATTATCCCCGATCATCAGAAAAAGAAAACATATGAGTTGACAGGCGACTAGTGTGGTATAATATATACAATGAACTTGTTTAAAAAAATGTCCTATACTGTCACTCTTAAAACCAACGATGGTGATCAAACGATTACCTGTGATGGGGATACTTATATTCTAGACGCTGCTGAAGAGCAGGGCATCGACCTCCCCTACTCCTGCCGAGCTGGTGCCTGCTCCACCTGCGCGGGTAAAGTTGTGTCTGGAACTCTTAATCAGGAAGATCAATCATTCTTGGATGATGATCAACTGGAATCGGGTTTTGCTCTATTGTGTGTGGCATATCCAGAGAGTGATTGTGTAATTGAAACTGAAAAAGAGGAGGAACTCTACTGATGTCTGCGCTCAGAACTCAAATTATTAATGCCTTACGTTCTAATGCTGAAGGAAATATCCTGAAAGCAAAGATGAATGTTGAAGTTTATCTTTCAAACCCTGTGGGTATTGGTGAACATCCTGATGTTCTTGCTGCCATTCAAGATCAACTGGATATCATCGCACATGAAGAAGAACGTCTTGAAGTTATTGAGAGACACTTTTCATAAATATAATTGAATATCGTCGCCGCAGAGGGTCCTGGTCACAGTCAGGTTACCCTCTTTTTTCTTGCTTATAAATACAAATAAACTCTGTCCTGATGAAAACATATAGGGATTTAAAACTTACTCTTCGCTATAATACTCAGTTAAATTCTAAGTTCTGGGTTGGCGAATCAATGAAACCTGAGGTTCGTGAGGGTTTGATTCGTATTGCTGAAGAGTGGGCAGAGTTTGCTAACATCCCTTCTGCTGCTATTATTGATGTCGTTCTGGTAGGTGGAAATGCCAATTACAATTATACTAAGTATTCTGACCTGGACCTTCATCTTATTGTCTCCAAAGAAGATATTGCCGATTGTCCTGATCTCATTGATGATTACTTACGAGACAAAAAACAATTATGGGCTCTCACCCATGATATTCAGATCTATGGACACGATGTTGAACTCTATGCCCAAGATAGAAGAGATCCCGCCCCTTCGGGTCAGGGAGTTTTCTCCCTGGTAAATAGTCTGTGGTTGCGTCGTCCTACATATCAGGATGTAAATCTTGCAGATCCTAACATTGCTAAGAAGGTAATGCACTATATGGAGAAGATTGATTTCCTGATTGATAATAAGGCAGATGACCGTGATGCATTTGAAAAACTCAAAGAGAAACTGCGTGACATGAGAGCGTCTGCTATTCAACGTGGCGGAGAGTTTGCTGTAGAGAATCTTGTATTCAAAGAACTCCGTAATCGTGGATACCTAGATAAGATGTCTGAACATCTTAGAAACCTTAAGGACACCAGCTTGTCAATCGACTGACCTCATGCTATAGTATGGTCTGAGTTATAGGAGTTTATGGCAATTCAGCTTGCCCTACTTAAGTCGGGCGAAGAAATCCTTGCTGATGTTCGAGAGATCATTGATAAGGAAACCCAAAAGCAAATTAGTTTGGTTTTTATTAAACCAGTTCGTGTGGTAGTAACTCAACCTGCTACACTAAACGAGGAGACTGGTCAACCAAATCAAGGTCTTCTAAGTTTTGCGCCATGGATCTCTACATCAAAAGATGAACAATTCTTTGTTCCTTATGACTGGTGTGTGACGGTCTGTGAACCAAATGATGATATTAAAAACAGTTACATTGAAAACGTAGGAGTTCGTAATGACAGTGAAGATCATTTCTTTGAAGACGGGGCAGTTTCTGATCTCGGAGATTGATGAGCGACCTGATGAGGATGCTGATTGCATTCTTATCAATCCCAAACGTATTCTTGGGTT